TTTATTGGTTGCACCAACAGCTATGCCGCCATTCATACCAGCACCGCCCACGACCACACTCCAGCTTCTTGCCCAGTGATCTCGACCAGCGTTTTGATTAATACGTGGAGTTCTACTAAATTCGCCCATCCATATGATAGCTGTATCCTCCAATAATCCTCTTTGCTCTAAATCCTCTACTAATGCACTCATACCCTGATCTAGCATTGGTAACTTTGTATCTCTTAATGTTGGGAATATGTTTTGGTGATTGTCCCATCCGCCTAGCCCGACTTCTATGAAAGGAACACCAACCTCTACTAACCTTCTAGCCATTAGGCATCCTTTGCCGAAACTGTTGTCTCCGTATCTTTCTTTGACATTTTCTGGTTCGCCTTCAACCTTCATGGCGTCCATCTCTTTGCTGGTGAGTACGTTGAATGTTTTCTTTAATACTTTTTGGTGCTCTTTGGCAAGTGACCCCCTGCTGCTATTTATAAAATTACTCTCTATCACATCTAAAGCGTAAGCCCTTTGATAGAATCTATCGTCTATCTTTAGATTCAAATTTCTAATTCTACCGTCACTGTTTACAACAAAGGGAGAATATTCCGCGCCTAAAAAACCTGCTCCGGCACTTGGGCCATTTACAGAGACGAACTGAGGTATCATAAGCTCCGGCTTTTCAAGTTCCTTAGACAATACAGAACCATAGCTAGGATGAACCATGTTTGGGTTTGGTACATATCCCGTGTGCATGTAATATCGACCACGCATATGGTCTGCCTCTCTCGTACTCATACTGCGAATGATTGCCATGTTGTGCATCTGTTTCGCCATTAATGGCATGTGTTCGCAGATTTCAATATCTCCAGTCGTGCTGATTGGCTTAAATGGACCACCGGTCGGAGCGTCTGGTTTCAAGTCCCAAATATCCATAGAAGACGGCCCACCGCCCATCCAGAG